CCCTCAAGGACATGCGCGACGCTGGGGTGTCGAACCCCCACGAGTATTCCCACCACCTGAACGACATGTACTTGTACGACGGCAGGTACTACACCGTATTTGACTACCGAGTCCGTGGCCGTCTGCGAGATGACGTGTTCATTCTCATCCAAGGTCTTGAAGTGGTTGTTGATCAAGAACTTGTCAACGATCCCGGCCCTGCTCCGCTGGGTATTTCAGACCCTCCGTGGCCCGCAAACCTTCCGGTATTAGGGTAATATAGAGATGTCTCAGACGCGCGTTTGAGATAGACAACGCCTAGAACCGGAGTTAGCCATGAAGGCTTTTTCCAATACTTCCAAAACCTCTGGTTCTATCATCTCGGGCGTCCCCGCATTCTCGCACTTGTTCGACTTTTACGACAACAACTATGTGGCGATGCTGACTCAAGCCATCAATGAGGCGCTGGCTGAGTACGAGAAGACGGTTCGTGACCACGCCCGGTCGACTTGGGGAGAACTAGCGAACTCAATCAACATTGAGTTTGACCCCTCCACCTTTGAGGTCACCTTCTCTGCGTCCCCCGCGGCCACATCCCTTGAGTATGGGGACGAGTCCCGTTCCCCCTCTGCTGTTCTCCGCAACGCTGCCGTTGAGGCTTCCCAGCAACTGCCCGCCAAGATAGCGGCCAAGATGGCGAAGCACTCATGACCGCCGTAGGACTCTTCTTCGCAGAGGACGCTGCTGTGAAGCAGCGGTTCTCAGGTCTTACCGTCACAGATGACCGTAAGGCCCAGCGCCCCGTAAAGGTATTCTTCCGTTATCCCGAAGTGGAGACCGAGAAGGATTACCCATTCATAACCATAGAACAGGTTGGCCTCTCGCACGCGCGCGAACTGCAACTGTCCGAGTCGTTTTACTACTACGACCAGCACGACACCCTCCCGCCCTCGGAGTCCTTGGCTTACTGGCCGTCTGAAATGGACGAGGCTGGGTTAGCGGCGACTGTAGTCGGCCCGGGGTACCTCCGGTCTGACTCGTTTATCCCCATTTATCTTACGTACCAAGTATCTACATACTGCCGTAGCGCCATTCATGACAGGCAACTAGTGTCGAAAATGATACGATATGTAGTACCCTTTAGGCGGGGTTCGATCCTAGTAGATGCTGATGGGACCGCCCGTCGCTTCGATCTCCTAGGGTGGACGAACTCCGATCTTCTTGATATCGAAACTGGATACCGAAAGCGTATCTTTAGAAAAGTCTTCACAATACAAATGACCGCCGAGATTCCACAGTCGGAATTGGAAGCGGTTCAAAGATCAACACACGTTTCAAAAGACCTACAAGTTCCGCACGACCCGTCCCCGTTTAATCCCTACCCGACAATTTCGGAGGTCTTTTAATGGCTACCTATTCAGTACCCGGTGTATACGTATCAGAATCACCACTGGTTCAGAACGTAAACCGCTCAAACACCACGCAGTCAGTCGCAGCCTTCATCGGCACCGCCCCTCGTGGCCCAGAAAACCCCACCCTCATCAACTCATGGTCGGCGTACAAGAACTACTACGACGACGCTGAGACCGGTCACGAACTGCCCTACAGCGTGTACCACTACTTCGCAAACGGTGGCCGCGATGCTTACATCGTTCGCGCTACCAACGCCTCAGCGACTGCTGCCTCGGTTGTTATGCCCTACTACCCCAACGGCTCGGGCGCAGCCTCGGGCAGCCTCTTCACCGGCACCGCCAACAGCCGTGGTACTTGGGGCAACAGCCTTTCACTGAAGACCACCGCTGGTGGCACCGCTGCGACAGCGACTCAAATCCCAACCTTCAACCTCTCAATCCTCCTCAACGGCGTTGAGGTTGAGCGTTGGAACGAGGTGTCAACTGACCCCAACAACAACCGGTACCTAGAGGCGGTGCTGAATAACTTCAGCAAGTTCCTCACCGTTACCGTTCCATCGGGTGCCAAGACCGCCGCCTCAACGTGGGTTCCCTACACGACTGCTGCTGTATCACTCGCAGGTGGTGCCAGCGGCGGTGCTGCTGCTGACTACCAAGCCGCTGCTGACAAGTTGGACGCAGTAGAAGGTGTTCTCCTCATCAACGCCCCCGGCGTGACTGACACCGCTACTGTCAACATGCTTATCGGTAAGGCTGAGTCACGTGGCAACTCCTTCGTGGTAATCGACCCCACCACCGCCGCACCAAGCGACTACGGCTCAACCGTGGCCAACCTCTACACGTCCTCATCCTACGCAGCGGTGTACTACCCGATGCTGAAGATGGCCGACCCTGCCAAGAGCGGTCCTGCCGCAATCCGTGACACCTACCCCGGTGGTGCTGTCATGGGTGCGTTCGTTCGTACCGAAGTAGCACGCACCGTAGCAAAGGCCCCAGCCGGTTTCACCACCGATGTTCGCAACGCCTTCGGTCTGTACGGCACCAAGCCAACCGCCGCACAGGCAGGGACCCTGTATGACACCTACGGTGTGAACGTGTTCAAGGCAATCCCCGGTGGTGGCATTGTTATCAACGGTGCCCGCACCCTTGATAAGACCTCCCCCGGTAAGTACATCCCGATTCGTCGGTCGCTCAACTACATCAAGCAGGGCCTCAAGGACCTTACGTCATACGCCGTGTTTGAGCCTAACGACGACCGTCTGTGGGCCTCGGTGTCAATCCGGTCTGCCAGTTTCTTGAACCAGTTCTGGCGGGCGGGTGGCCTCAAGGGGCGAAACGCTGCCGAAGCGTTCTACGTAGTCTGTGACGAAACCAACAACACTGACGAGACCATCGCCCAAGGTGAGGTTCGTCTAGAGGTTGGCGTAGCCCTCCAGTACCCAGCCGAGTTCATCGTCATCTCCGTCAGCCAATGGACTGGCGGCTCAAACGCAGCGTCAACCCTCTGATAAAGGAGAACTAATCACATGGCCCGTTCAGCAAAAACAGACCCGATCCGTAACTTTAAGTTCCGAGTTTCCATCATCACGACAGGTGGTGACGGCCTCGGTAAGGCAACTGAGGGTTTGGGTAACCTCGGGTTCGCTGTCGTTTCCGGTCTCACCGTCAACAACGAGATGGTGGGCTACCGCGAAGGTGGCATGAACACGCACCCACACAAGTTCCTTGGGCAGTCAGACTTCGCCCCGGTGACACTCAGCCGCGGCGTGTTTGAGAAGCAAGACCAACTCTACAAGTGGCAGCAGTTCCTCCATGCGTGGAACCAAGCGTCGGGTCTCAGCACCGCGACCAACAACGACTATCGTTGTGACGTTCTGGTCAAGGTGTATGACCACCCCATCTCGTCTGGCTCCTACGCTACCCCCGGTTCCCCTTCAGGCCCCAAGGAAAACCTTGGCTCAGCCCGCTGGGGTTTCAAACTGTTCGACTGCTTCCCCGGCTCATATTCTGTAAGCGACCTCAACGCTGGTGATAGCGGTATCATGATCCAGCAACTAGTTCTCCACCACGAAGGGTTTGTGGTAGCGTGGAACGAACAAGAGGTTGGAAACCTCGCCAGCATCACTGGTTGATAACCCACTACAGGGAGCAACATGAGTACAACACAAGGTTCCGTTGAAAACCTTCTTAAAGAAGACGCACCAGAAATAGGGTTGCCACTTCCCTCTATTGTCACACTCCAACGGGGTGTGTACGACCCTGTGTCGAATGAATGGCACACCGAGGCAGAGGTCCGTGAACTTACGGGCGCTGATGAGGAGTACTTGGCGAGTCTTGAAACAAAAGCCACTGTCACTTACGCCGACTACATGACAGCCCTGCTCAGTAGGGCTGTCGTTCGGATAGGTAACAACTTACTTACACCGGCTAACAGTAAGGAAGTTGTTGAGAACCTCACCATCGGTGACCGTGACCTTCTGTTCCTTGGCATTGTGAAGTGCACGTACGGTAGGGAGCGCGAGTACATCGCGCGCTGCGTCTCCTGCAACGAGAAGAATGACGTAGTTGTCGATCTAGACGAAGACTTTCCTCTACAGGTTCCAGAACACGACCTCCATGCTCCCGTAGAAGTGACCCTTCGTAAGGGCAACCTAATCCGCCTCCGTATGCCAACCGGGGCTGATAGTTCTTATGTGGGTAAGCACTCGTCATCAACGGCGACCCAGAACACCATCATGCTCTCACGCTGTGCTCTGCTCTCCGATGCAGACAGGGCAGGAGCCACTCCAGAAGAGTGGGCTAAGAACCTTTCTCTCGCTGACCGCGGGAAACTCATCAAGGCTCTCCTTGAAGTCAAGGCGGGTCCGAAGATGGAGGGGGTGAACGTCCAATGTGCGCATTGTGGGGAAGATATGCCCATTAATCTCAATTGGATGTCCCTTCTATTTGGCTGATGTAAAATACACGTACTGGGAATACGAACTGATCGCCTCCGTCTACCATGGGTTTAATCTTTCTGATCTTCAGTCTATGACTGTTCGCCAGAGGCGCTACTGGTTTAAAATGGCTAGGTGGCGCAAAACCTAAGGACTGATGATGGCCCCTCCCCAAGATGAAGACGCTTTGGCAGGTCAACAAGCGACCAAACTAAACAAAGCGATCAAACTCTCACAGAGTCTCAACATAGACGTTAAGGGCGTTAAAGACCTTGGCGGTGCGTTCGCGTCTGTCACAGGGGAACTGAAGAAACTCCACAAGGAACTTCAAGCGGTTGAGGCCGAGGCCAAGAAAGCGGCTGCCGCTGTAGGTTCGGTGCAAGGCCCATCCGCAGGCGGTGCTGGCTCCAGCATCGGTAGCACCCAACTTGCCTCCTTCAGCAACTCGTCACCTCCCGCGGGTCCCGGCGGCGGTGGCGGTGGCGGCGGTGGGGGGATGATCAAGAACTTGATGTCCAAGTTCGGTGGCGGTGGTGGAGGCGGTGGTGGGATAACCGGCGCTGGTATGGCAGCAGGCGCTACTGTCGCTAACGCCGCCCTTAATCAAGCACTGGCCACAATTGATGCTCGTGTGGACAGGAACCGCGACTACGCGCTATCTGCTGACCGCATGTCTGTCCTCTACCAGCAGATGACTGGTAAGAACCAAGTGCAGGTACAAGACCAGTACCGTCAACCCCTTACCAAGTACCGCCTCGGTATGGGTGGTATCAACGACCTTCTAGGTCTACAGGCCCGAACGGGTATCAATGCCGCGCAACAGGCCTCCAGCGTTGAAGCAATGCGCACTTACAGTGGTTTCTCACTATCAACTGGTGACGCCGCCAACATGCTTCAGAACCTAGCGAGCGCTCCTGTTGCTAACCGCATGTTCCTCATGGGCGGCGGTGGCCTCATTGGCGTAGGTGGCAAGCAGAACTCCATGCAGTCCGTCATGCAGAACATCGTCAAGTCCGCTGGTCTAACAAACGAGAAACTTGTAGACAGCGCGTTTGCATCAGGCTCTCTTACTCGTTCCAAATTGACGATGATGGGCGTTGCTCCTGACATGCAAGACCAAATCCTTCAGTACGCGAAGCAGAACATTCAGTACAAGAAGAAGGGGGGCAAAGGTATGTACGACGCCTCCAGCAAGGAATCCCGCAAGTTGATGGGTATCGAAGATAACTTCGCCACCCAAGCCGAGGAAACCGACCGAGTTCGCACCGCGCGAGAAGAACAAATGTACAGCCGTCAGGCTGACAACTATGCTGACCTAGAGAAGCAGACACAGAAACTAACCAAGGTATTCGCGGCCCTAGAGGATAAACTGTCAGGTATTATCGGTGCTCGCACCAGCAATCGTATCTCGTCCCAGATTGGTGGGACTGTTGGTACCGGCATTGGTATGGCGCTTGGCACGGTCCTAGGTGGCCCGGGTGTGGGTACAGCCATAGGTGGGTTCCTAGGAAACCTAGGTGGGACCGTGTTGGGCGGTCTTATCGGTGAACCCCACGATGGCTCATCCACAGGTAAACCTTCTACCCCTTCGTCTGGTACACCGAGCCGGAACGCAGGTAATGACTCCAACATCATGGTGCCCACCTATGGTTCGGGTGGCAAACCAAAGATGGTTAGCATTGAGTCTATAAAGACGCGTCCAGACTTCATGGGTATGAAATCCCAGATGCGTGACCGCGTTCTCAACCTTATGCGTGCTAACCCACGCGTTGGTTTCGGCCAAGGTATCCGAAATCCTAAGGAACAAAACGACCTGTTCTACAGGCGGTACCAGAAGACCAACCGTCCGGATACCACCGAGAGGAAGAACAGGAAAGACCGTAAGTACCAAGGATTCTGGTGGGAACTCAAGAACCCGGGGGACCTCCCCACCGCCACTCCGGGTAACTCCATGCACGGGCTTGGCCTCGCGGCCGACCTTTACTTCCTTGACGCGTCAGCCAAAAACTGGGCGTATTCTAATGCTTCTAAGTTCGGCCTGTCTGGTGCGGGTGATGTTGACCCACCACACTTCCAACCCGTGGAGTTTGCAGACGATTCGGCTAACTCCTACCTAGATAAGGGTGCTCCTTGGGGCAGCGACGGTCTTCCCCCAGCGGCAGTCACCGACGCTGCTGGCGCTTCTCCCTTTGCTGGCCCGTCCACTGACACGTCTGCTTCAGACGAGCAAAAATCAATAGGTGGAACACCTGTGATCGGCAACTATGTGTCCATCAGCGCGCGTGTGGCGAGTGATATGGGCATGATAGGTGGTGGCGGGTTCTCAGGCAGCGGCAGCGACGGAACGGGTACCGGTAACACAGCAACGCCTATAGACGGCGCTACTGGTAGTGCTCCCGCTGCTGGGGCACTGGCGGGTGAGGACGTTGCCCGCATGCTCGCTGGCGTTGGGTTCCACGGTAGCGAACTCATCAAAATGCTTGCAATCTCCAAGCGAGAGTCGGGGTGGGTCCCCTCTGTACACAACCCACACCGTTCCACTGGGGACGACTCATGGGGGTTGTTTCAGTTAAACACTATTGATGACTATTGGAACTTTTATAAGAATAAAGTTTCTAAAAAAGAAGACCTGCTCGATCCTCAAACAAACGTGCGTATGGCTAAGGTTTTGTTTGATGAGGCTGTTAAATCACGAAAGGGCAATGGGTTCTACTACTGGGGTGACTACCCCCACAGCGGACCCGGGTCATCAGACTCCAATCTTGACATACCGGGTGCAACCGCGATTGTGAAGAAGGCGGGCCTCGGTGAAGCCTTCGATGGCCCCTCACGTGAACCGTCGCCCGCAGCGCCCGCTGTGCAGGGGTCCAGCAGCATGACTGTCAAGGGTGGCCATACGTTCAACATAAATCCAAGTATCACAATGAATGGTACTGGTAATCAAAGTCTTGATCTAAAGAAACTCGCTAAGGAGTTGGCCCGTATGGTGCAGCACGAAATCGAAGTAACGGCTCTGAGGGGTAACTAATGGGTTACCGTAACGACAGTTTTTATAACCTAAAGGACAACGATGGGGAGTCAGGCCCCTACATGGGAGCCGACACCGCGTCGAACGCCCACTTCAACTTTCCCCCTAAGAACATCAGGTTCTTGGCTGCTGAGGAGCAACTAAAGGGAACTCCAAATCCCAACGACTACAAAATCCAACGTGGTTACATCCGTGGGTTGCAGCAACCGGGTGTGACTGGTGGGTCATTCCAACCCCTCAAATGCTCCTTCCAGTTCAACCCCCAGCAAATCGTTCAAGTTGTTTCAATGCGTGAAGATGTGTATCTGCCCATCATGCAAGACCCAATTCAGTTCACGCAGCCATTTGGAGCAATGACTAACTTCAACTTTGATCTTTTATTTGATAGATCACGAGAAGTTGCAGCAGGTAACTACTTCACAGACACTGGGGGGTTGGCTGCCTACCTCAGGGATAACGGCTCTGTAGCAGGCGACCAATACACCGCGGCGGATCGTGACAACCTTAAGTACAAGTCCGACGTGCGGGACATCGGGGCCATGGCAGACCTTCAAGTTCTGTACTCAATCATTGGACAAGGGTTCTCACAGGAGACACTCCGGTTCCAAGCGGCGCGTCTG